CTTGGGGTTCGATCTATTCGGATCTCAGACGTCACTCGACGCCAACCTTAGCCAAGGCGAAGGTAATGGAGGTTAATCCTCCTCTTTTTCATCGTCATCCCCGGGAACCACCCCAGAGATAGACAATTGAGACATCATCTCGGAATTATAATCCTCGGAAGGATCTTCGACTAGATCCCGTTCGGTCTGATTCATAGACTTAGTCCTGAACCACTCAGATAATGAGGTTTCAACAACCCCTCGGGGAGTTCCCTCAGTCTTAAAGACTGGAGTCACCCGCGAGAAGTCGAGCGCCAAGGTTGGCGCGGACGCGAGGCCCAAGAAGGTCTTCGAGTCCTTGTGCACAAGGAGACGCCGCTTCAGTGCCCACTTTAGATGCATGTTCGAAAGCGGGTCGGAGTACCTTGGGACGAACCAACTGGGCATTGAGGAATGATCAGTTGGAGGGTCAAAGTACTCGGCGAAGTTGGCGTCTGGCACAACATCACGGTAGAGGAGTCGGGCCCTCTGCCAGTACTCGGTCATATTCCGAACGTACTTCCCGAGCTTCCCAATAGGACGCTCAGATGGCCCTTCTCGGAAGGCCTTTCCGAAAACTGCAACTCGGACGAATTGGTCAATTACGACATCGAGAGGGATAAACCCGGTCACCTCGTGGAGCTTCTCCAATGAGTGCCTATACTGAGGGCGATCAGTGCCAAAGACCCTAGGGATTGTAGGGCCGATCTCTGGATGGGAGGCAATCCAGGAAATTCCGGATTCTACGGAATATAGGAACGACGAATCGTCAGGGTCGAACTTTTGCTTCGCACTCGTTGACCTAAGTGAGCGCGCGATGATCGAAAAGACGTCATCGTGAGGGAGGCCGCGCCTCGCCGGATCAGTCAACTCATTCATGAGCAGAGCCTCCTCCATAAAGATATGGAGGGGGGCCTTTAGGAGGTAGATTATGAAGTTAATCTCAAACGGGTATCGTCGTTTCAGTTCGTAGATATCCGGGGTCACCCCGAAACCTATGCCACCGAAGTTCGGCGGGAAGCAAGCTGGGAGATTCTCCAGTTGCAGGTACATCGTCTCCGACGTTAGATCACGTACGATATTATCGTACACCCCTCGGAGGAGCTTGGAAACTCGTTCGCCGAAGGATTTATTCGAAATTGAGTACCAGCTAAGTTGCTGGGAGAGCTGTTTACCCTTCCCGATAATTGACGACTGCGATTCGGCATGGAAGCGAGTCGAGGGAGTCAGGAGGCGGGACTTGATAATGTCAAGGTAACATGCCTGGTTGAGTACCTGGCCGTTGAACCAACAATGGTTCTCCGCGATCGAGAGGTGACACGTCGAAATCGTGTCCTTCCCGACGGAATGACGAGCGTTGGTTAAAACGTGGAGCTTGCGGGTCAAATCAGCAAGCCGAGGCTCGTTGGTGAATCGAAGCATATCATCACCAATGATCACGTCGAAAGACACTGATCGGAAATCGTAACAAAGATCTCCAGCCGGAACATCTTCGGGTTCCTTATACTCGCATTTGGACATGACGGAGGCAATGTGCGCAGTACACAAGTTGTACAGAGACAGGACGGCGAACGAGGTCGGTTCGCCCATAAGTGTCCCACATGTGTGTGGGTACACATCTTCTACAAGACCACGACG